CAGTCTCAGGAAATCAATGAGAGTTATCCTGGTCGTGTTTTCTATGTGTCAACTGACCATGAAGGTAACTTCCGTGTAGGTAGATACTTCCGTGTTAACCAAGCAACTGGATCAGCAACATTGAACGCTAACGCATTTGATCTTTCTGGTTTGACTAATTTACAATTGGGTTCTATTGGTGCTCAGTTGGGTGCTGCTATCAATGAGTTCTCGACTGATGGAACACTTTCTCAGAATAGTAATGAGAAGTGTCCTACACAGGCTGCTGTAAAAACTTATGTTGATACTGCTATAACTAATTTGACTGATAATACTAACGTTGGATTATCATCTGCTAAGACAGATGCTTTAACTCAAGCATTTTGGCTTGGATTGAGTGCTTAATAATTAAGACCTATAAATACTACAAGAAGAGGAACACTTTAAAAAATGGCATCTGGACTACTAGGACAATCTGCATTGGTTGGTGCCACAACCACTACAGTATATACAGTTCCTGCATCTAAATTGGGTGTGTTAAATATTAACATTGTTAATCGTGACACAACTAATGCTGCTACGGTTAGAGTCGCATTGACAACTGCTGCTTCAGTAACAGAGCCTTTGGATGCGGAATATATCGAATTTGGTGCTGAAATTCCTGCTAAAGGAGTTTTGGAAAGAACTGGCATAGCACTTGACGCAGCAAAGAATGTTGTTGTGTATGACGCACAAGGCACTTGTAGTGTGAGTGTATATGGTTTAGAACAATCAGCATAAGGAGATTTATTAGAAATGGCAAGATTTTTAGGAACTGCTGCTGGTAGATCTGCTGGAGGCGGAGGCGGAGGAGGTTTATTTACCAAAGCAAAGGTATTTACAAGCCCAGGATCAAGTACATTTGATGTACCAGGTAATGCTTCTACTGTAAAGGTTTTTGTGGTTGGTGCTGGTTCATGTTATAGACCAGGTACATATTGTTTTCACAGTGAAAACTGTTGCTCTGGTCTCCAATTCCCTAGACGATATTATTGCGTTTGTTTTTGTGGACATTTAACTGGTGCTGGTGGTGGATATGCTGAAAAGACTTGGACTGCTAAGGATGATCAGATTGGTGGTAAACAATTAACTGTTGTTGTTGGATCACCAGGTGGTAGTTCAGCAAGTAGTGTAGACGGAACAGGATTAACTGCTGTATCTGCTTCTAATGCTACAGAGTCTTCTTATAGTTGGAATTGTACTAATAATAGTACAGCAAGAGATAATTCAAATGATAACCCAATTTTTGGTGGATTCTGTTTACCTACTTGTGGTTATGCTAATAGTTTTAATGGATATTATAATGATGGAGGAGGTGCTTCTGGTGGTGATATAAACCGTAGTGGTGGTCAGGGTGAATTAATACCTGAATTCATATATGATGCTGTTTTAGATGCTTACAGTACTGATTATAGTGGAGGTGGTGGTGGATCCAATGTAGTAGGTACAGATTCTTGTTGGGTAAACCCAAATATCTGTACAATGTGCTGGAGAGGATATCATCAAACTTTTGGTGTCCATTGTTTCTTTAATGCTTGGTGTTGTCAGAACTGTACTTGTTATTATCTTTGTAATAATATAAGCAGTATGTGCTACTGTCAGCAAGGTGGATCAGGTTCATCTAGAGCAGAAGTTCAAATTAAATATCGTGGAAAAAACTCTGGTGGATCTAGTGGATCTGGTAGTGGTGGTTGGTGCCAAGCAGGTGGTGCATCCAGAGAGAATGAATTCCCAGATAGTTGTGGACCTGTTGGTATTCCTCCATATGCTATTGGTGGAAACGCTATGCCAGATTCTACTCTAGAAGATAGAGCATGGCATACTGTTCCAAAAGGTATAGGTGCTCAATCTGGATATAGTGCTGGTAATGGTGCTGCTGGTAGAACAGAAGGTATCGTTGCTGATGTTACTCCACGTAATGATGGTAAAGCTGCAATAGGTGGAGGAGGATCTTATACAGAAATGCAAGTCTGTTGTGGATGGAACTCTAGTTATGGTTATGATTATTCCTATGGTAATTCAGCTGTTCACTGTGGATGCTTTAATTATTATCCTGGAGTTCATAGTCAGCAACAATCTAAATGTGCTAACTGTGGAAACGGTATAAACCCCCCATATTGTTACTATTGTACTGGATTTGGTTGGAACTATGTATTTGGTTCACAGCAAAGTAACTCAGCAATGTGTTGGAAAATGCCTTATGGTGTAACCAATGTGAGCTCTGGTGGTGGTGGTGATTGTGTAATGAAAACATGCTATAATGTAGGTTACTTACATGATCCAGAATCAAACGCTGCTGATTCCTATACTATTCCTTTATCTACATTATTAAATGCTGATACTGATGGAAATCAGTCAGACATAATTTATGGTAGAGGTGCTACTCTTGATAGAGCTGCTGGATATGGTGGTGGTGGAAATAGAGAGTATACTGCTGGTGGTAGCGGTGCTGTTGTCGTTGTCTACGGGTAAAAACTATTATGTATTACATTAGAACAAAGAAAAACAAGTATGATGTTGATGTGATTATAGATGTCACAGCAGATGCTACTTATAAAAATCACACTTCTCTTGAATGGAAGGATGCTGATATAGCAGCACCAGGACCTCAAGTTGGTAATTATTGGTATGATGGTAAGTCTATTGCTTTAGATTCATCTGATTACAGTTTAATAGAAAAAATTATTGATGATATTGAGACTCCTCTTATCGCAGAAAGAGAAGCAGATCCTCAATTTACTAGAGCAGATGTTGCTGACTCTGAAATTAAATTATTCGCTGGTGCTGGTGCTTCTGTATTAAGAGAAGAACTGAACATCAAGCAACAGATGGATATTGCTTTAGCAGCAGGACCATCTAAGGCTGATAATCATGATCCTTTAAGGACTTTAGAACCTGCTGACCTTATATCTGATCAACCTAATTATGATAGTGTTGCTCAGAAATTATCTAATATTAAAGTTATGGTTGCTGGATTTTCTACAACAACCAATTATACTTTAAACGTAGCATCTAAAGAAACTGAATTCACAACAGTTACATTTAATCCTCCTTTAACTTTTACTGCAGAGAAGGATGAGAATGGAGATGCTGTTGGACTGACTACTATGAATGTTCCACCTGGAGATGTTATTTCTGGTAATATAGATGACTATATTCAGTATTGGTCTGATCTAGAAGTTAAGTATCAATCACTTAATGATAAGATGAAAGGTGATCTAGGCTTGTAAAATCCTAGATCTTGGTGTATACTATATAATGTAACAATTGACCTTTATTATGGGTGGGAATGAAAAAGGTATTTTATATTAATGGTGGTGCTGGTAGAGTTTTATGCTCTATTCCAGCACTTTTAAAGTATAAGAAATTACATGGAGATGAATTTTATGTTATATCAGAATCTGGTATAGAATTTTTTATTGGAGTTCAAGAACTTCAGCATCTATGTTTTGATCCTAATCATAAAGGTATATGGGAATCTGTTATTAAACCTAATGAGATTGTTAGTGTAGAACCATATAGGGAGCATGGATATTACAATCAAGAGAGATCACTAACAGAGGCTTTTGATAAAATAATTAATAATACGGATGATCATTCTGATTTACCAAAATCTAAGATAGTTTTAAATCAAGAAGAAGAAATATCAGCATTAGATGCTATTGAAGAGGCTAAAAAATATCATAAGAAAAAGAAAACAGTAGTATTTCAACCCTTTGGTAGATCTTCTAAGATTCATAAATCAGGACATGCTTATGATCCATCTGCTAGATCATTAAGTACTGATGATTATTTTCAGATATCTGAAAAGATAAGAGACAAATATAATTGTATTGTTTTTACTGAGCATAGATTTGAGAATGATGGCAATGTTTATGTTCAAGCTCCTAATCTTAGGGTTTGGGCTGGTATTGTAGAGGCTGCTGATTATTTTCTTGGTATTGATTCTGTTGGACAACATATGGCAAATATTTTCAATAAACCTGGTACTGTTATATTAGGTTCAACTTTTGCTGAGAATATTACATATTCAAAACATTTTAATATTGTTGAGAAGAAGGACAATCCGAAAGTGTATAGTCCTATTAGAATAGATGGTATAGATAATGAACTCATTAATAGAATTAATGATAAGTGTATGGAATTTAGTAGAAAAGAATTGGGTGAAATAACAAATAATATTATGCGTCATATTAAACAAAAAATTGGATCTTAACTCATGAATATCGTTTCTATTGCCCGTGGACATAACGGAAGCACTACCTTAATGGTAGATGGTGAAATTATTTTTTACTTAGAAGAAGAAAGATTAACTAGAGCAAAATATGATGGTGCTCCTCTTGCTGGATTAATTAAAGTATTTGATTATGTTGATCATATTGATCATTTAGTTATTTGTCATACTAATAATCAGCAGTGTATATTGGATTGGACTGCTGAGAATGTTTATGATGGGCTTATAAGAAAATTATCTAAAAGAAAGTTTAACTATAAAACACACAATATCTTTTCAATTCATCATGAACTTCATGCTGCTTGTGGGTATTTTAATTCTGGTTTTGATACTGCTGCTTGTGTTATCGCTGATGGTGCTGGTTCTTTCTTAGGTATGAATAAAGAATTAGAATGGATGCCTCAGATATTAAAAGATTTAGAAAAAAATGTATATGAATTTGAAACTATATTTAATGTAAAGGATCCTACAGATTTTGATACTGTTTATAAACATCTTGGATCTGCAGATCCAATAGGATTTCAAAATCCAAATAGAGGTTTTTATGTTACTGAGCATCCAGGTATTACTAAAACATATGAAGCAGTGACTCAGTATTGTGGGTTCCAAGCAATTGATGCTGGTAAGACTATGGGACTAGCACCATATGGAAAACCAAATGGAGATCTTCCTAGATTTTTAGATGATAATTATGAATGGGTAAATCGTGAACTTATTTTACCAACTTATCCTAATGCTGCTCAAGTTAATACTTTAAAGTATCCTGTTCTAGTTGAAGATATGGTTAAGTATCAAGATACTCCAGAAGAAGATAGACCTCCATATACTCAAATTCAAAAGGATTTGGCTTATGCTGTACAGGAAGAAACCTCAGAAGCAATGTGCAATCTTATTCAGAAAGCACATGATCTAACAGGTCAAACTAATATTGTTATTTGTGGTGGATATGGATTAAATTGTGTTGCCAATTATAAGTATGCTAAAAGATTCCCTGATTTGAATATCTATTGTGAACCCATTTCTCATGATGGTGGAACTTCTATAGGTGGGGCTAAGAAATTATATACAGAATTAACTCAAGGTCAAATTACTTTCGGAAGACAATCATCTATCTATTATGGTCCTCAATATAATCCTGATACTTACCTTGATGATATTGGTGATGATGTAAAAGTATCTGACACTTCTTATGATGATATCGCTAATTTAATTCGTGAAGGTAATATTGTTACTATTTTCCAAGGAAGGTCTGAAGGTGGACCAAGAGCACTTGGTAATCGTTCAATACTTTTTGATCCTACTATTAAGGATGGTAAGGATCTTGTTAATGAGGTTAAGAAAAGAGAGTTCTTTAGACCTTTTGCTTGTACTATTAAGAAAGAGAATGTACATGAGTGGTTTGATCTTGCTGGAATGGAAGAGTCTCCACATATGATGTATGCTGTAGAGGCTTTAGAAGGAGTTGCTGATAAGATACCATCAGTCATTCATGTAGATAATACATGTAGAGTTCAAACAATTACTGTAGAACAGAATGAACATTACTATAATCTCATAGATGCTTTTGAGAAATTGAGTGGAGTTCCTATTCTCTTTAACACTTCATTTAATCTTGGTGGAGAACCATTAGTTGAAACTATAGAAGATGCTATAGAAACTTTAGAAACTAGTGATATAAAGTATATGTACTTGCCAGAACTTCAAAAACTGATTACTATTGATTATAAAAATGATAGTGACAAAATCTTTGAATATAGAAGTTCATTTTTAAAAGATGATAATCATGTGGAAATTTAAAAAGAAACCATTAAAACTAGATCTTTATACTTATGATAATGGTTATTTTATTAATGATAAACCAACTCTAAAAAGAGATACTCCATCTTGGTATAAGAGTCTAGCACCAACAGTAAAGTGTCCTGATCAACCAACAAATACAGAGTTTGATGTGGGAACTGCTAAGGGTTGTCCTGGAATAAAAAATTTAATGACTAGTGGTATTAAATTTCATTTGTGGGAACCCTTAAAGTTAAGAATACATCCAGACGGAAGAGTTGAACAACTTCCACTTGGTATTGAATCAAAAGACCAACCATTTGTTCAACATTTTCCTTTACAATATAATGGATTGTATCCAAAGAACGCAACTGCTTTTAAATTAAATACTCCTTGGTTGGGTGTATGTAAAGAGGAAACCAGTTTCATTTTTATGGAATCTCATTTTTCAACTAATTTTATTAGAGAAAATAATTTATACATTGCTCCAGGATATATTGATTTTAAGTATCAACACTCTTTAAATTGTCATATAATAGCTGCTGTAGAATTTGAACCATATGATATAGAGTTTCCATATGGTTTACCTTTATTTACTTTGTACCCAGTTACGGAGAGAGAATTGGAAATAGAACATCATCTTATATCTAAAGATGAATATGCAAGACTTACTAACGAATTTCCACAATGTCCTGCTAGAAAATATTACCAGTTAATTAAAAATATTAATCCTTAATTATGACAACGACAATTTATTGGTCTCCTTGGTATAGGGGTACAGAACCTTATACTGATAATTATTTGGCACATTATAATATTGAAGGTGTGTATCAAGATCTTGTAAAAGATAAGGAGAATAGGAATGTAAGTGATAATTTTTTTAATTGTCATGCTTTTAAATCTTTCTGTAAGAATCTATATTTTTTAAGGAATCCATATACCATAGATTTTAAATATATTCCAGAGGAAGATAGAGTTGTTTCTAATAAACAACCAAAAGGATCTTTACAGGATTTAGCACCTTTACTTGGTCAAAATAAACAACCATCAGTAAAGAATGGTTTAACTATAAACTATTCATGTAATTGGATATTTTTTGCTGATAAACCTGTTCAGTTACAGACTATGGCTCCTTTCATGCATGAGAATGAGATTTATAAAACATCATATTATGTTCCTGGTATGTATGATATATCACAGTGGTTTAGACCTTTTGAATTAGCTTTACAAATGAAACCAGGACAAAGGGATTTAAAAAGTATAGAGGGAGAACCAGTAGTATATGTTAAGTTTCATACTGATGATAATATTAAACTTAAAAGAGTTTTTCTGACACAAGAACTAATAAATCATTCTATGAGTTGTGTTAATCTTAAAAAATTTAAGACTTTTAGAACCCTACCAAATCTTTACAAGATTTTTAATGCTTCATATCTTAGAAAAAAAGTATTGAATGAACTTGAATCTAATGTTTTAGAGGACTTATGAAAATAGTTTGGTGTAATGGGACATTTGATATTCTACATCCTGGACATATCCAATTGTTTAAATCCGCTAGAGCGTTAGGTGATAGGGTCATAGTTGCCACTGACACCGATGAAAAGATTAAGAATGATAAAGGTGATAGTCGTCCTATAAACGACCTGTGCCACCGTGTAGCAATGCTAGAAGCGATCAAATATATTGATGTTGTTCATACCTTTGGTAGTAGACAAGAGTTAGAGGGGTTGATACAATTATATAATCCTGATATACTATTATTGGGTGATGACTGGCAAGGCGGTGACGTTGTAGGAATAGAACATGCTAAAGGTGTTAGGTTTCTTCCTAGAGTAGGTGGTTATGCCACTAGTAACATTGTTAAAAAGATAAATGAAAGTTCTATTACTGGGTGATAGTTGTGAAGATGAATATATCTATGGCAATTGTGATAGGTTAAGTCCTGAAGCACCAGTTCCTGTTATGAATCTTGGGAGAGTGGAAACCAAGTCTGGTATGGCTGGTAATGTGTGCTTAAATCTACAAGCATTTAATTTAAACATTACTTTTTTAACTAATACCGAAAAAATAACTAAAACTAGATTTATAGATGAAGCATCCAATTATCAGATGCTTCGTGTGGATAGTGAGCAAAGAACTAAACCTATTTTAGTGCCAGTTTCTACTGGTAATTTTGATGCTGTTGTTATATCTGATTATGATAAGGGGTATCTTACTTCGGAAAAGATATTTGATATTGTAGAAAGTAGTAGTTGTCCTGTTTTTATTGATAGTAAGAAGTCTATATTACCAAATAGAAGTAATTGTTTTGTAAAGATAAATGATAAAGAATTTGGTAATTTGGATCAAAGATATCCTATTGATAATTTAATAGTAACAAAAGGATCTCAAGGATGTATTTACAACAATACATTATATCCAGCAGAGAAGGTAAAGGTTTTTGATGTTGTTGGTGCTGGAGATACATTTTTAGCAGCTTTAGTTTTTGGATATCTAAAACATGGAGATATTAATAAGGCAATTATGTTAGGTAATAGAGCAGCAGCAATTGCTGTTCAGCATACAGGAACGTATGTTCTTTCTCAAACAGACATAAACGGATTGATGTTATAAGTGTTATAATTGCTACTCTTATAAATTATATTTTAAGGTATAAAGTCATATGAACTTTGCTATTTTTTCAAAAGATGGATGTCCGTATTGTGAGAAAGTAAAGGATGTTTTAGAGTTGACAAAAGTAAGTCATGTAGTGTATAATCTAGACGAACACTTTGATCGAAAATCATTTTATGGTGAGTTCGGAGAAGGATCCACCTTCCCACAAGTTGTGGTTGATGGTAAGAAGTTGGGTGGATGTGTTGACACAATCCAATATCTCAAAGAAAACAAAATCGTCTAAGGACGGTATAAATAAATCAGATTACGATATAGATCGTGGGTTTGAATTTATTCTAACTGGAGGTAAAAAGAAAGCCAAACCATTACACATTACCACACTTAAAATAGGAGAAAGAGACATGTTAGCAACAAGTTTAGTATTTGGATCATTTCTAACATTATTGTTTCTCATAGTGGGAGCCATTGGTGGTTGGGTTGCCAGAGAATACTTTATGAACTATCAAGAAGTACCTAGAATACATCCTGAGATGTTTGATGGTAATGGAAACTTAGTTCCAGATGAAATTGTAGCATTCCGTTTTGAAAACAATTATGACAACGACGAAGAAGACATCGACGACTAGAAAGAAGTCAACAACAGCAACTAAGAAACCTGTTGCTAAGAAACCAGCAACACCACAGAAGGTTCCAGACCTTCCAACAAATCCTTTTGCCTATGAGGTGTTTGATGCTGTTTCTAAGATGAGAAGTAAAGCATTAAAGGTAGAAGCACTTCAAAGATATAATGATCCTTCTATTAGAGCACTTCTTATTTGGAATTTTGATCCAAATGTAATATCTCAATTGCCTCCTGGTGAAGTACCTTACGGTAATACTAAAACTGATGAAATGTCAACAGGAACATTGTCAGATAAGATAAGTGATGCTGTTGATAAAATGGGTGAGATGGGATCTAATTCATTAGGTTCACAGGATCAAGGTAGAACAACTATTCGTAAAGAATTTAAGATGTTTTATAACTTTATTAAAGGTGGTAATAACTCTTTAAGTGGTCTTCGTAGAGAGACTATGTTTATAAACATTCTTGAAGGATTACATCCATTAGAGGCAGAGATTCTTATTTTAGTTAAAGATAAGAAGTTAGGTGAGAAGTATAAGATCACACAGGAAGTTGTTGCAGAAGCATTTCCACAGATTAATTGGGGAGTAAACAGATCGACATGAGTGAAACAGCAGAGTTAAAAAAACCAGAGCAACCTGTAGAAAAGAAGAAATCTTTTTGGACTCAGGAAGAAAGAGATAGAATCAAATCTCAGTATGGTTGTGAGATGTTAGTTGAGAATGGATCTCTTCAGGATGTTAATGGTAAAGAATTTCCTACTGATGCTTACATTATAAAGTATGTTTTTGAGGATCAAGTTTGTCATGATTTGACTAGAGGAACCAAGACTAATTTATTTGATTTGTATTATGACAAGTTTAAGCAAGGTCTAAAAGACATACAGTATGGTACAGGAACTGTAAGTCCAAAGATGTGGGGGTATAGATCTAAACAAGCACCTCAAAGGAAAAAAAGGAAATAAGTGAAGACTATTCAATTATTTCCTACTACGGTATGGGAAACTTATTTAAATTTAGATCTTGATGAATTGAGAAGGGAGATATATAACTTTTCTAAAGTAACTCCTACTGAAAATATATCAAATTTTGGTGGATATCAGGGACATCAGTTTGAGTATAAACCTTTATCTAATGCTATAAAGCATATTGTTCCTCGTTGCGATTATCAAGAATTGGGTGACTTGTTTATTAGTAGTTGGGTAAACATTAATAATAGAGGTGATTATAATGGTAGACATACTCATTCTAATGGAATAAATTTTCTTTCGGGTGTTTATTATGTTACTGTCCCTAAAAATTCTGGTAATATTATATTTTTTGATCCTAAATCGATGATATTTTCATCAGCACCAGATGGAGAATATTATCGTAGATCTGCTAGTGAGGTTTGTGAACCAAAGGATAATATGTTATTACTATTTCCTTCTTGGTTAGAGCATGAGGTTGAAAAAAATAATACTGATGAAGATAGAATATCAATATCATTTAATTTAACTCGCAAGAATCAGGTTGATAACTATAAACATGTTTATAGTTTTGAGATAATATAAGTCAAACGAAATTCAACTTTTAATTCCAAATATCGGGCAAAAAAAACTCCGCAATTTTTTTGCCCTGTAGGGTCGATGTAACAAAAAGACATATCTACTTGACTAAATAATTCAAATGTGTTATTATTAACACAATCGTTCAACCTGATACATTCAGGTCGCAAGTAAGCCGACTCGGAACGGATCGTTC